GGTGGAAAAAAAAAAAAAAAAAAAAAAAAAAAAAAAAGAAAAAGCCACACTTTCGCTTCGCTCAACTGTGGCATTTTACACTTAACAATGAATATAGTAATAAAGAATATAAATAATGATTAATGGTGGTTCGAGTACATTATATATATGCTGTTCGTTGCTCTCTCATCATATTATAATTATAACATATTTCGTTGTTCGCATGCTTCACAACTCATATCTTACGAAAATCCGAAAAACCCGTCAAGCAAAAAAGCACTATTTTACGAATTATTTTTCAACACCACAAAAGCCCCTGCCAGTAAGGGTTTCATGCTCCCCCTCTTGACATTTCACTTAACAAATTCGCGAGTCCAAACCAAAAGCTGCCTCTTTCGTCATTAGTATTTTCGTTGTTTTTGGGTAGTTTCCGTCAGTGATATTTTTGCTGTTTTTCTTGCATTATTTTGATTCGTCATGTTATATTGTATTTTATGAGTAAGACATTGTTATCTTTTTTTGATGGTGCTGATTTGACTGCTGCTGACTTGGCTCGTTTATCTGGTCGTAGTCGTTCTTATTGTTCTACGTGGTGTTCTAGGGCGGCTAGGTATGGGTTGGTACGTAGGCTAGGGTCTGTTGCTGATAGTGTTACAGGGCACAAACACAAGCTTTACGGGCATGGTTTGAAGGTGGGTGAGTTCAAGCGTTATAAGTTGTGTGTATATTTAGAGCACAGTGTTTTGGAGAAGATACGTAATAGTGGTATGACTCCTAGTAAGTACATTCGAAAATTGGTATTGGCAGACAATGAGTGATAGAGAGACATATTTAGATAGGATAGAGCGTCGGGATTTGGTTGTTGCTTGGCGTGATGGTGGGATGATGCGTCGGAAGCGTTTATCTGACATGTGTGTATTATTTGAGGAATTTGGTGCTGATGGGCGTAGTAGTGCAGAGATAGCGGATATATTGGGGCATCCTACATCTGTTCGTAATATGTTGAATAAGTATCCAGAGTTGCGGGAAGCATATCAGCGTGGGATTGATGGGCGTACTATTGATGTTGAAGCTGCTATGTTGAAACGTGCTACTGGGTTTAAGATAGTTACCAAGTCAAAATCCACTAGGACTGTTGGTGATAAGGTGGAAGTGATAGAGAAGGAAGATGAGGTGTACTATCCGCCAGATGCTACTATTGGCAAGTTCATATTGTCGTCTAGGGAGCGCGAGAGATTTACTGATGATGGTGGGAATAAAGTAGCTGTCGTGATAAATTTGGATTCTGCTGCGAGTAAACTATGAGGCTATGGGACAATTTACAGGCTGCTAAGGTCGGGTGCAAGGATGAGTTCTATACCCGATATGAGGATGTAGCGGATGAGATGAAGTATTATTCGTTTAGGGATAGGGTGGTGCTTTGTAATTGTGATGTACCAGAGAGTGCATTTGTGAGATATTTTGCTGATAATTTTGAACGATTGGGGCTGAAGAAGTTATTGGCATGTGGTTTGAATCGGGAAGGGGAAGGTGTTGGTTATGAGATGGATGGTCAGGTTGCTAGCACTTTCCCACTTCCTTCTTATCTTGGGTTTGATAGTTTTGGGGGAGATGAAATGTTGGCGAAAGCGGATGTAGTCGTAACCAATCCCCCATTCTCTCTCTTTCGCCATTGGATGAAGAAGGTGCTGGCATTTGATAAGGACTTCATTGTTTTAGGGAATATAAATGCGGTTGGGTACGTAGAGATTTCCAAAGCTATTATGGAGGGTCGGGTTTGGGTTGGGGCTAATTATAACGTTGATTTGAAGTTTACGGTGCCTGAAGACTATAGCTGTACACACGTTGAAGATGGGGTTAGGTTGGCTAGGGTTTTTACATGTGGGTGGTATACTAGTTTTCCGCATACATCAGATAGGCTTGTGGAGTTGGTAGAAAAGTATGAAGAAGGGAAATATAGGCGGTATGATAATTTAGAGGCGATAGAAGTACCTAAGACTCTGCTTATTCCGAATGACTATGATGGGCTAATGGGGGTGCCTATAACTGCCATAAACAGATTGAATTGGGATGAATTTGAATTGGTTTGGATATGGGGTAATAATGCTGGTGGAGAACATGTTGGGATAAGGCGGGTACAGTTGGCTAATAGTAGGGTATGTTCTGGGCCTGTTATAGATGGGAAGGCATTATTCAAGCGGTTATTGATACGGAGGAAACATGGAATTTAAGCGTACAGCCAAGCAAGATGAAGCTATGGTGCTGCTTGGGAATGATGCCAAAACTAATGTGCTACTCTATGGTGGTTCTCGTAGTGGCAAGACCTTTATTTTGGTGTATGCCTGTATAGTGAGGGCATTGAAGTCGGCAGGAAGTAGGCATTTGGTTATTCGCTTACGGTTCAATCATGCTAAACAGAGCTTGGTTTACGATACATTTCCTAAAGTATTGCGAACCTGTTTCCCTGGGCTTGAAGTGAAATTGAGCAAGGTAGACTGGTTTTATACATTTCCGAATGGTAGTGAGATATGGATAGGTGGGCTAGATGACGGTGAACGGGTAGAGAAGATATTGGGGAATGAGTATAGCACCATCTATTTTAATGAAAGCAGTCAGTTAGCCTATAAATCGGTAGAAATTGTCCGCACTCGACTAGCTATGAAATCACCTGGGCTAGTGAATAAGCTATATTTTGACTGTAACCCCCCAAATAAGCGGCACTGGACATATAAGCTGTGGTTGGAAGGTAAGAACCCAGTAGACGGCGCACAAATGAAACCTGCGATACTCAATAGCTATGGCTTTATGCGCATGAACCCTACAGATAACATAGAAAACCTAGCTGAAAACTACATTGAACTTTCGCTAGAGCAGTTATCCGAGAGAGAAAGACGGCGATTCTTACATGGGGAATTTACTGACGATGCTGAAGGAGCTTTGTTTAAGTATGAGCAATTGGCAAAGAATAGGGTAAATGCCCCACCAGAGATGCGACAAGTGGTGATAGCGGTTGACCCTGCTGTAACTGCGAATGCGGCAAGCAACAATACGGGTATTTGTGCTGCTGGGGTTGCTAGGCTTGGAGACTTCGATCATTATTATGTGTTGGAAGATGCTACTATTACTGGAACCCCCGCATTATGGGCTAGGACCGTTGTAGACCAGTATGAAAAACATGATGCTAACTTGGTGGTGGCAGAGGTGAACCAAGGCGGGGATTTGGTAGAGAGCAACCTTCGCGCTATTATGCCATTCATCCCATACAAGGCGGTTAGGGCAACAAGAGGGAAGGCGATCAGAGCAGAACCAATAGCTACCGCATGTGAAAAAGACAGGCTACACTTGGTTGGGGAATGGGGAGAGTTGGAAAATGAGCTAACGTCTTGGGCACCTGCAAGTGGCGAACCATCCCCCGACAGGTTAGATGCTATGGTTTGGGCTATTACTGCATTGATGGGTAAGCAGCGTAGAATTGGTGTTTGGTAGTTGACAGGATAAAGTGGTGGGAGTATATTTTCCACACAAAGGGGATAATATGGCTGAATTGAAAAAGAACAAGTTTGAGTTACCCCCAGAGGTACTTCGGGCACTGCTTTTCAATAGTTCGTTACTAGGACGACGGGCGAGTGTGGGGGAAGCTGCTGGGATATATAGTCAATTTAATGGGGCACGCAATATACGGGAAGTTGCGGGCTATCCTACCGACATTACATTTGATGATTTTTACTCTGCCTATCAACGGCAAGACATCGCTACTCGTGTGGTTGAGACGTATCCAGACTATACGTGGCTATCTGCGCCTACTATTACCGATACGATGCCTGGGCTAACCACCCCGTTTACTATTGGCATTGGGAAGCTATTTGGCAATAAGAAGGTGCTCTCTCGCCTACGTGCATTGGACGTGCTGGCTGGGATAGGTGAATATGGGGTAATGATTATTGGGGTAAATGACGGTAAGGAAATAGACCAGCCCCTAAAGCCTAGAGATGGACTAAAAATCTCTTACATGCGTGCGTATACTGAAGGAGAGGCTAAGATAATCGAATTGGAAACAAATCGGTTTAGCCCCCGTTATATGCAACCAGTGATGTATGAGATAACCCCGAATGAGTTGAAACAGGCTAAAGGCACTAAGATGGGCAAGGCTCCTGGGGTGTTGGCTAGTTTTAAGGTGCACCACTCTCGGGTAATTCACTTTGCCGATAATGTATTGAACAGTGAGACGCATGGAGTGCCGAGACTACGCCGAGTATATGACCGACTATTGGATATACTGAAAGTAGTTGCGGGAAGTAGTGAGATGTTTTGGCGTGGAGCATATCAGGGCTTTAGTTTTGAGGCAGACTCAGATGGGGAGTTGGGTGAGGAAGACCGTGCTGCTATGCGTGAAGATATTCAAAACTACCTGATGGGATTAGATAGGGCGATGTTGTTGCAGGGAGTCAAAACCAATCCCATAGCTCCCGCAGTAGTTTCTCCCAAAGACCACCTAGATGCACAACTTACTATGGTAGCTATTGCCAGCCGTATTCCTAAGCGTATTTTGACTGGGTCGGAAATGGGTAAGTTGGCTTCGGTACAGGATGCGGAAAATTGGGCATTACAGATTGATACTAGGCGAGTAAATACGGTAGAGCCTGATTTATTGCGGCCATTTATTGATTTCTGTCTGACTAACCGCATACTTCCTGCATGTAAAGATGATCAGTACGAGGTGAAGTGGCATAAACTATCGTTGCCTACTGATAAGGATACGAGTGAGACGGCGTTGAACTTTACTAATGCCCTCTCTACTTTCGCTAGTGCTGGGCTATACACGGTAATGGACTTCAAGGATTATTTAGTGAACGTCTGGAAATATGACGAACAGAATGCAGAGAAACTGTCCAATGGATTTGATGCTACCAAGTTTGAGAAGTTAGCCAAGACACAAACAAAAGGCATCCAAACGCCAAAGAATACGAAAACAACTACGGTAGATACTTGACAGTGGTTTCTCCATAAGCAATAATACGTGAAAAGGAATCAGATGAAAGACAAGTTACAAAAAATTGCAGCACTAAAGATAAATACTAATGAATTGCAGTTGAAGCAGTTTAATAGTAAATCGTGGCTAGTAGGAAGCACGGTGATGGCCAAAGAGACTGTGATGAATGGCATTTTCTATTCTGGTGATGTTTTGAAGCACAGTCAGACCGCTTGGAATGGTCGTCCAGTAGTGTTAGACCACCCTCAAAATGAAGATGGCTACATTTCCGCTAACTCTCCCGATGTACTAGACAAATCTGGGGTGGGTATGTTGTTCAATAGCTTTGTAGATAACGATACCAAGCTAAAGGCAGAAGTGTGGTTAGATGTAGAGCGGCTAAGTATGTTCCCGTCTGTTACTACGGCAATCAGCAATGGAAAGATGTTAGAGGTAAGTACGGGGCTAATGCTTGATCTAGAGGAAAAGGAAGGTACGTATAATGGAAAAGACTACACCTATGTAGCGCACAACCTGAATCCTGATCACCTTGCCCTACTTCCCGACAGTATTGGGGCATTTTCCGTCAAAGAAGGCGCAGGGTTTCCTAGGGTGAATCAACAGATGGTTGCGAATATCCTTGAGACGTGGGACAAGCGGCTATTGCTACGGAAAGCACTGGTTGACCAAGGGGTTTATAAAGAGTTTGCGTTTTGGATTGACGAGGTTTATGACGAGTTTATCATTGTGTATGTTGAGAGCACGGCGGTAACGGAAAAAGTTGAGTACACCATTAATGAAGAGAATGGTGTAGTTACATTGAAAAAACCACTTGCAGTATTTAAACGAATAGAGTACATTCCCATCCAAGAAGGAGATAATATGGCTTCAAACAAGAAAACAAAGAAAAATGACGAGGTGCAGACCAATGCAGAAGTAGAGGTGGAAGTTACCCCTACCGCTGTAGAGGAGGTGCCTGTTGACCCCATAGAGGGGGCTCCAGCTGCCGAGATTGAGGCGAATGCTGAACAGGAAGCCCCTGCGGTAGAGGTTGATCCCAAGCTAGAAGAGATGAAGGCCGTGTATGCTGCCCACCGCTCGAAGCTTGTTTCAGTAATCAAGGCAAACAAGAATGCTACATTTTCTGATGAAGACTTTGAAGGCATGTCTGTAAACATGCTAGAGAGCATCAGTAAGTTGTGTGAAGCGCAAATCCCTGCTGACCATAAAGGACTGGGGGGTCCTGGTGGCTTGGCGGCTAATAAAACGAAAACAGAAACCCCCTATGTTGGAGAATAAATATGGCAATTAAGAATCGTTCTGTTATTGTTCGTAGTTTTACTGAGGCGTGGGATGAGGGCTACTTTGTCCATACGTCGTCTGATTCGGAGACGTTGCTTCCTGGCACTCTCGTATATCAGTCCGCTGGTGGGCTAACTCTAAATGAGACACCGCAAGCTCTGGGACAGTTCAAGGTGAATGCCGATGTGAACTATCCTCCGCAAATTGTTGTCGAGGATGAGCTTCAGGGCAAGACCATCGACGATGTGTACGCAAGTGGAGATCATGTGCGTGTGAAGTACTTGGGCGTTGGTGAGCGCTATGTTGTTTACAGCTATGCGGGTGAAACGGTTGCTGTTGGCGCACTATTGAGTCCTCATACGGACGGCACTGTGATCGCAAATACTGGTCCTGGCGATGTTGATAAGACGTTGTTCCGTGCTGAAACTGCGGTTGCAGGTACGGGTACTGGGGCTGACCGTCGTTTGGTCGTGACCGTTCTGCGCGTCTAATTAGAAAGGAGATTATTATGAGTAAGGAGACAACTATGGATGTTTTTGAAGTAAATCTGGGTGCAGATGGGACTCCCTCTGTTTCTGGGCACATTCCCTTTGATATTGAACAACGTCGTGTTTGGCGTGGCAAGGAGAACCCTTCCAAGGCGTTCTATACTAACCATGCCGTGAAAGATGCTGATGGCAAGCCCACAGCAGTTTGCGTAGGCAATGCTGATCCCACCACTCTTCTACAGGAGGATTGGGAGTTCATCGACTCGGAGGTTCGTCAGGTTCGCCAGAAGAACATGCGCTTTGTGAATTGGCTGCTGGACAAGGATTGTGTCATCAACCTACCCAACGGGTTTGCTACTACGCAGTACACTTGGCAGGACATCAGCGAGATGAGTGGTGCTGACCTCTCCATGGATGGACTGAAGCAGACCGACGTTGACCGTGTTGAGTACACTCCGGGAAGCATCCCGCTGCCCATCATCTCTAAGAACTGGCGTCTGAATCTGCGCTATCTGGCTGAAAGCCGTAACAAGGGAATCCCGATGGACACCTTTGCGGTTAGCGAGTGTGCGCGTGAGGTTACTAAGTTTGCCGAGAACATGGTTGTAGTGGGTACGGCTAATTTCAAGTACGCTGGCAATATAATTTACGGTTTGCTTGATAGCCCGAACGTTGCTGCCCTAACCACTGGCACGAACTTCACCAAGGCCTGGGATGACGTAACCATCACTGGCAATGACATCCTACAGGACTTCCTGGCCATGGTGGGTGAGATGAATTCCAACAAGCACTACGGACCGAAGTTTACGTTGTGGCTGCCGCAGAAGTACCAAACCGCCTTGGCGTTGGACTATGACTCTGCCAAACCTGGCTTGACTATTGCGGAACGCTTGATGAACACTGGGATGCTTGATTCTATTGAGTATTCTGCGTTCTTCACGCAGGACAGTAGCAGCAAAGACCGCGTGGTTCTGATCGACGCTAACAAGAATAACATTGCTGTCATCTCTGGAATGCCATTCCGCGACTTTGAGTGGCAGTCTCTTGGCGGCTGGGTTATTGACCACAAAATCGCTGGCATTTACGTTCCCCTAATCCGCGCCGACTCTGGTGGGACGAAGGGTATTGTTAAAGCTACCTTAGGCTAATCACCGCCCTAGGGGGCACATCGTAAACTCCCGTGCGGTGTGCCCCCTTTTTGCATTTATGATCAGTTTATTGTTTATTCCATGTGGTGATGCAGATAAGTTTGCAGCCCAAGTGAAAATAATCCGTGAAACAGTTGACTATGCGTATGAGCTGGTTGTTGCACTGATTGAGACTGACCCCGAATCATTGCGTTTAGAAGAAGTCTGTGTTGCGGAGAAAGCACGCTATTTAGTATTGCCTGATTTCGGGTATACTACGATTGTGAATATTCTTGCGGCACGGGCTAGGGGAGAATACGTTGTTTATGTCCCACCCAACATGGAGATAGAAGAGGAAGGGTGGGGGAAAGAAGCGGTAAGCCAGCTACAATTCCCTGACAAAATCTGTGGTGGCATTCTAAACAAGGGCACAGACTATAGTCATTGTTCTGGGTTGATTATGCCGTTAAAGACGATGCACATTCTAGGTTACTATTCTATGCCGTTATTTGAAACGATGGTATTTGGAATGCGCTGGACTGCATCTGTGTTGACCGACCTAGAGCGTTTTGTTACTATGGACGTAAATATAAGGCATGTACCCATTGCTAAATCATCGTACTATACCCAAGACAATGACTTATTTAACGTGACAAGGCAGGGGCGGCAGCTTGCATACACGAAACTACTAGCGTTCACGGAGGAAGAGGATGACGAAGGAAACCCCATTAGTAACAGATGAGGAACTTAGGAAGATTTGCATTGAACTAGAAGATGATATGTCTTCCGATATATTCATCCAAAATGCCCACACCATCGTTTACGACACATACTCTGGGCGCAGCATATTGAGTCCAGAACGGTTGAAGCTAGTTGAACTGTATTTAGCTGCGCACTTTGTTGTTGTGACTAACCCAGCTACGGCGTTTGAAGGTGCGGGTAAGGTTCAGGAAAGCGTGCAATACAAGCTAGGATTGGGGCTGTTGAACACTCGCTATGGGCAACAAGCGGATATTATTTCTGGGCATACGCTATTATCCCCAAGAGCACGGGTTACATGGCTAGGCACTATACCAAGGAGCCGTAAATGAGGATTATAAAGAAAGCACGGATACATAATGCAGTTTTGTGGCGTAATCAGGGAGACACTGGTTATGGGTACAATGTGTTTTCAGCTCCAGAACAGATAAAGTGCAGATGGGAAGAAGTTTCCGAACAAGCACAAGATGCTAATGGAGTTGCGTTTGCGAGTATAGGCTCTGTGCTTGTAGATAGGCATGTAGACGTTGGGGACATGCTAAAAGTTGGGCTGATTGAAGATATTTCTGGGGATTTGACAGACCCGCAAAACATCAAAGGTGCGTATACGGCAAGGAAAGTGGAGAAAATCCCTGTTTTGCGAAATAAGGACCTGACTAACTATGACCAAACGGCAGTGTTTGTAACGTTGGGGCTATAAATGGCAAATTGGAGGGCATTTCAGGGGCAACAATGGAAGTTCACTGGTGGGCTTCAACAGGTTGCTGGTAAGCAGTGGTTCAATCACAAGTTTCACAACAAGGGCCATATTCGCATCAATATCGCTAATTTGGGTTGGGACAGGGCATTTGCTAAGCTGACGGAGATACCCAAGAGTGTTCAAATAAGTTTACGGTCTGCTACAACCAAAAACACAAAAGAAGTGTGGGAGTTAGCGAGACGAAATGTCCCACACTTCCTTGAAACCAACCGCCTTTACAACAGTATTGCTATAGTAGACGTAAAACAACGTGGTGCTGATGGGTGGATGACTACGGTGGAAGCAGACATGCCCTATGCCCACTTTGTTGAGATGGGGGTTCACACTTGGGGTGCGGACTTCGGGGCTAGGCAGCGGGCAATGGGGTTTCAGCATCAGGGTGCCCACTATTTACGGCGTGCAAGCGAGGAATATGCTCCACAAGCGCATGCAGACTTCAATAAGGCAGTACAGCATGGTATTAACCGCGCAATTTCAGTTGCTAAACGTGGGTATAGTCGGGAGAAACTAGACTTCAACACTGCAACGAGTCGAAAGGCGTTTTCATTTGCCAAACGTGCAGGTAATATTATAAACTCATCTAGCAGTGGGAGTGTACCACCATTAACGATGGAGATGTTAGGATTATGAGTGTAGCGCTAGGACTGATGGAATATGCACAAGCAAAGGGGATAGGGAAGATAGGGGAAACTCTCTTTCTTGTTCGGGCATTTAATGAAGACCAAAATACTAGCATCTACCTCTTTTCCGAACCAAAGGGTGGCGAGTTTATGCGGGTAGTCCGTGGTGACATCTTGTATGGAACAGTAATAGCGGATATTTCTGTTATTGGACTATCACCTGAAGACTGTGATACTAGATTGCGGCAACTACAGGTAGAGTTGGACAAGATGAAGGGTCACAAGGACAAGGACTATGAATACGAGGCTGTATTAGCTCTTTCCCCCCCTAGGTTTGTTACTACATCTGGATTTGGTGGTACACAAAGTAGGCGGCGGTATATTTATGCACAGCCATATAAGGTGATGTGTAAATATATTCCGCGACCTGAATAGATTTCGTATTGACACCTAAAGCTGAATAACATATATTGATAACCAAAAGGAGTACTTATGGCTGACATTGGAAAAAATGCTTTTGAACCTAGTGGAACTACCATTAGTCTTATTGCGGGCGGGCAATCGTGGGATTTGTTTGCGATTGAACTAACGCCGCCTGCATGGGATGGTGGTGACCCTATTGATATTACTACGCTTAGCAATACGGAGTTTTTCACTAAGATGGCTCCTACGCTAAAGAACATCGGCGAGATGTCGTTTTCTGCGCACTACGACCCCAGTATTTTCGCTGCTGCCCCCATTAATAAGGAAGGCACGCTGACGATTACTGTTCCTAATTGGGGCTCTTTGACGTTGCAGGGATACTTACGGTCTCTTACCCCATCCGCACTGACAGTTGGAGACGCTGCCAAGATGGATGGGGTATTTGAAGTCACAAACACACTTATCAGCGGTGTTGGGCCTAACCGCACAATTACAGAAGTTGGCCCTGTCTGGTCATAACACGGGAAAACAATGAAAATAACTAGTATTCAAACTCTCGCCTTTCATCTAGCCAAGCCTAAGCTGCTTGTGTTGGACGAAGATACGTCTGTTTATGTAAAGCAACTAAAACTACTTCAGATGGAGGAGCTCCAGAAGGAATTCGAAGAGTTGTCCGTAATGGATGAGGAAGCAAAAACCTCAAATGATAAAAAGTTGATTGCGGAAGCTGTAGAGAAGACTAGGGCGTTCCAAATTGATGCTGTGGCTAAGTTGATTACAGATGCAGATGGGAAACTACTAGTGACCAATGAGGAAGAGAAAAAGGTGTTGGAGGAAGCACTTACGGTGGACTTCATCCGTGCATTCTTCAATAAGTTCTTCTCATCCTTTTCTTTGACTGCGGAGGAATTGGCTGCTGCCGAGGATCGATTTCCACAAAAACCCGACGCTTAAGTTCAAATACAAACTGGCCCTAGCACTTGGCCGCACGGTTGAGGAGCTAGAGGCCAGCATTTCGGTCAGAGAGTTTCACGAATGGCTAGCGTATTCTGCGATTGAACCATGGGGTGAAGAACGTGAAGACTGGCGAAATGCACAAGCATGCTATTATGCTGCTACGGCATTTGGGGTAAAGGGAAAGCGGCCAAAAGTGTCTGATTTCCTCTTGCGATTCGATAAACCCCGTGGTAAACTAACACCTAAAAAGAATACAGACGTAAACAAGTGGAATATTATGGTGTTAGAAGCAATGTTCGGTAAAAGGAAGGAGGCATAATGGTTAGTTATCTCGGTGTAGTCCGTACGATAATGATGGCTGACACATCGCAGTTCAATCTGGCGATTCGTAATGCTTCTTCTGAATTCCGTACTACCGCTTTAGACATGCAGCGTAGCGCACGGGGGCTAATTGGGGTTGGTGGTGCGCTAAACCTTGCTATTACCGCTCCTTTGCTTTTAGCTACTCGCGCAGTTGTAAAGTTTGGGGCCGAGTATGAGTCTGCGATGTTGAAGGTGAAGCAAGTCTCCGAGATGAGCAATAGAGACTTTCAGCAGTTTGCTAAGGACCAGTTGGCTTTATCGAAAGAGATGAAAACACGCCCATCTGATTTGGCTAAAATTGCTTATATGGGAGCACAAGCCCAGATAACTGACCCAAAGCGGCTAAAAGAGTTTCAGAAAGCCGTTACTATGGCACAGACGATTGCGCCGGGGGATGCTAGTGCAGAGATTGTTTCCGAGGCTCTTGCCAGAAACGTAAATGCATTTAAACGGTCTTGTGGCCAAATTATAGACACGGTAGCGCAGATGAAGTTTGCTACGGATAAGGGGCAAATTTCGTGGCACCAGTATGCAACCACTATTGGGCACGTTGCAGCACAGGCTGCCAACATTACAGCAGGAGATAGGTTTAAGGATTTGAACCTTGCTATGGCACTGATCACGCAGGGCGGTGTTAGTGGGCAAACCGCAGCAGTAGCACTACGTGGAGTATATGACCGTATATACGATGAAGGCAAAAAAGAATCAAGCCTAATGAACCGTATAGGACGGAAGTCTGGTTTTGCAGGCATTGTGGATATGTATGAGCGGGGCTTTGGTGGTGACCTTCCCGCTATGATGCAGGCACTTGGTCGAGCTGGGTATGGTACAACTGAAAAAGGGAAGATGCTTGGCTTTGGGCGCAGGGAAACTGGCGCAGCACTAGCGCTGATGAACGCTCCTATACAAAGGGTTGCTGAATTTCGCAGCGCATATGATGTTGCCACAAAGGAGTTCATTAGGAAGTTTGAGGAGGCACAAAACACAACTACTAAGGGCATGGAGGCAGTAGCTGGTGCAATGGAACGGCTTAAGCTTGCCTTCTTTGACACGTTTAGCACAAGTATTGCTGATTTAATCAACCGGGTTGCAGACTTTATTTCAAAATTAGCAGAGTTACCGGAAAGCACGAAAAAGATGATGGTGCTGGTTACTGCCCTTGCGTCTCTTGGGGCAGTATTAACTGGGTTGCTGGGGGTTATTAAGAGCCTAACTTTCTTGACCCACCTACATGGGCTAGCGTCCGCAGCGGGGGCAGGTGCTGGGGTGCTGCCTGCTGGGGAGGCTGTTGCGCAAACACTGGCTAGGAATGCTCCAGGAATGGGGGCAATGGAGTTTAGCCAAAAAGCTTGGGAATTCCGCGGTAATAGGCTACAACGGGCTGTTGATTGGGGCTGGGCAGTGAACCCCAGAACTGGTGGGCGACTAGCAACCATGCGGGGTGCGACAAGCCAAGTTAGCATGCCATTTGTTGCGTCGAATGAAGTTGCCATGCGGGGGATGCAAGGGGTTATGGAGGGGATGATGAACCCCTTTAAATCCATGTTTACAATGCTATTTGCACCACTAAAGGGAACACTCACTTCCCTAGGGACTGCTATTCTCGGCATGCTAAAAGGGTTTGAGTTGTTTTTAGGCAAGATTGTTATGTTCGCGGGGCTTCTGGTGAAGGTTGCTGCTGTGGCGACTGTTGTTGTTGGCATCTTCAAAGCAATTCAGAAAATCATTCCTGCAATGCCGTTTGAGTCTTTAAAGATGAACTTCGGTGCATTACGTGATTTGTTTAATGAAGTCACTGATGTTATTGCGGACGCACTCGCCCCTGTCCTTATTAATGTGTTTGGGTGGTTAGTAGACGCAGTAATGATGCTTGGAGCTATAGTTAAAAAAGCATTTCTCGGTATAGTTAAAGGCTTCACTTACGTAAAACACAAAATCGGGCGGTTTTTGAATTGGGTGCTTGGAGATGACTCTGCGGTTGTTGCAGACATGGACAAGAAGCGTAAGGAAGAAAAAGACTTTATAAAGGACATGTACAACAACGCTACGTGGGGGGGGGACTCTGCTGCGGCATTAGTAGGTGGGGAGGGTTTCCGCACAAAATGGTTAGAAAACTTTAGAAAAGACGACCCCATAAAAGGGAAGAAAGGCCCTTCGCAGAATTGGTTTAGTAAAATGTGGGATAAAACGATTTCTGCATGGAACTCTGTGATGAACCACCTTATTAACAATGTAAAGATTGCTGCTGTAGGTGTTGAAGAGGAAATAGCCTCAAGGGTTTCCGCAGGAAGTTCGGGGTTCTTTGAGGCTAGGACCGCAGCAGGGTATGAAGCACAAATGAAGGGGAGAGATGACATGCTTTCGGCACTTGATCGGCTAGAAGACGCCGTTAAAGAGGCAGCAAGGAAGGCAGAAGAACAGCGTGAAGAAATGCGAGAAGCACTTATTATTGACCCACAGAGATTTACAACGGAGACTTCCGGGCTATGATCTTATTCGCTAAAGAAGTAACTACTAGGGGGGATTCTTACGGGGTTTCCAGTGGTAGAGATGGCAGAACGACGTTCACTGCTACGCGTACATTTATCATCAAGGTAGACACATCGGAAGACCGTAGTATAGATGAGGTGTTGGCTTGGCTTCCACAGCAAGGTGATTCTCATCCTTATATTCCAGAAGCTACAGTTATTTCTGTCAAGGTAGATTTAGAGGGGGCAGACCCACATATCTACCTTGCCACTGTTGAGTATGGTGACAATGATGACGAAGATAAAGACGGCAAGAAGGAGGATGATTCCAACCCTGAATATCCTTGGAACCAGCGTGCGACCGTGGTGTATAAGTCCGATGACAGTATAAAGGAAGTAAGCCCGTTTGCGTATGCGGGGTGGTTTCCGCGGTTGAGCGATGACCCAACATTAGCATTGTTGCCTGAAGAGGTCCCACATGACATTACCCCAGATATCCCTGGTGTAGCTATTTATGCTTGGCCTACCCATGAGCGGTTTTCTAACTTGCCAGAAGAGGTTTCTCCAAGCTTCGGGCTACAGATTTCAATGGCAATAAAGGGGTATAAAACTATTGCTAATCGCCGTAAGCATGATTCATCTATTGTTGATAGCTTGAAACAACAGTGTTTTACGGTGAATGCGAATGAAGTGTCGTTATTTGGGCACGATATACGTAGTTATTGCGGCTATTTATCAAGTTTCACAATTACTCCAAAATACTACCTAAACAAATGGCGCAGGGTATTTGCTTACTATGACATATCTATTCAAATCGCTGATAAACCGTCGTCTTGGATACGGATGGTTCAAAACATGTCTATGAATAGGGTACATGAAGACCCCAATGAACAAGTTGCATCGCTTGTACACATTAAATTGCGTGACATAGAGACGGGAATACCCGAGCGCATCACTTCTCCTGTTCCAATTCATCCTGAAACGGGGCAGCCTTTAGCAATAACCGCAGACCATCAGTTTGATACTACGAACAAGGAAATGTATGTTATTCCCTATTTGACTAAGCGGCCTGATGATTGGGATGGGCTACTATATTTGAACTTGATAAATGAAAGTAGGCCGCTAAGATGATACGTACAAACGAAATGACACTAATTGCTGTGATAGACCCGACTAGTTTGGTGTCTGACAGTGGTGGGGTGTATGAGTACAAGGCTGATATATATTTCAAGCAGTTTAGTAATGATGATGGGAGTTACGTAAAGGATTTGGCAGATGGTAGGCACAAAGCATCATGGGAGAAGGTTCCGCTAATAACACAATGGGATTTGTCTCTTTTGGATATGCCTACTGTTGTTTTGCCCTGTCTAAATAAGGGAGAACACTTTGAATCGCTAATAACTACACCGCTGCCGCCTAATTTATGGCCAGATGATCCCGAAGATGGTGATATTCCTATATATGATGAAGATGAAGATAAGTACATCCCGTTATCCCCCCAAAACTTTATCCGCTATGACGTTACAACAAAGCAGCTACAGGTGAACATAGCGGGAGTTTGGACGATGATTACTGGTGGTCAAGCGGTGCCTTTCCCACCACTACCAGAGAGTTAGACATGGGATCCGGGAAGCTGATATATGATGCCGACGGCAGCGGCGGGCTGATGTACCTGAACAGCCGCTTCCGTAACTTCGACGGCACATACCAGTACGAGGAGACCGACCTAGGAAAATTGGTCTGCGAGGGTGATTATCCGGGATACGTATGGATGCGCGGGGTATATGATGGATGGCCGCGAAAGGAGGAATATGTCGCAACTCACCATGTTAACGTTTATGACCCGACGGTGCCAGCAATCCCAACTGGTGACTGGCTAACTCTCGCTAAAGCGGCATACTATGGGGGAGCAGCAGACATCAGTGCCGCTTTTTACGGTGATGTGAAAACTTGGTGGAGACCACCCTGGCCGGCATACCCCATTGGCTATTATGTAGACACATACACGGCGTTTAAGATATACGCTCTTGCACCCGGGGATAATCGGACCACCTCCGCATTCGCAGGGTGCCCTATCGATCGATTGGGTGTCAGCATATCGGGCACAGACGACCCTGGCTGGCTCACCGTATCCGGAGCACATCCAGCAAAATTGGCGCTAATCGAGCTTGACTACTCCGGGGGACACTCTGCGTTCGATCCTTTCACAATGATGGGTTTTTCGGACATCGTAACACAGGGAAGTTGGACGGTGACCTCGCGAGGGGATTACGTGATCGACATATCCAGCCGAGGGTTGGTCGTCGACGCATCAAAGATGCTCGCCGTATACGCATGGTATGAGAATATATTGCCGCCGTCGTCTAACACTTCCTGGAATGTGCGCGTAGCGAACGTGGACTATCGGATTAAGGTCGATTACTGAACGCCGCTCTAATCGGTAGCGGCAAGCCCGGCGGATGCCGGCGCCCTGGTACCCGCGCTGGAGCTGCGAGCTGCCGCCCGCGCCGGAGCTCTGGCTGAGACATGGTTCCGGCCCGAGACGGATTGACGGCACCTGGCCGAGACAATCAGCTATACGGGGCGGGAACAAAATATAAACTTTTGTTTGAATGTTGACGCAACATCCAAATAAGTGTAAGTTGTCCCCTGTTGCTACAAACTAATTATTGAACCAACTTGGAAAGGCATCGGGCGATGAGAGAAACTGATTCTTGACCATCGCACACCCATCGTGCTAATCTATTTCTAACAAGGGGAAATATATGCGAATAATAACATACAACTACGACATAGGCAGGGATAGGTGGTGTAAAGATGATCTCTCTCCCCTACCTAATAAACAATTTCCTACATTCAATCAGTGGGATAGTCCATGCTTTGTTTTGAAATTGGTATCAGACAACCAAGAAGTAAAGCTAGAAAATGGGGATTTATTTAGTGTATTGATAACAGACAATCGGGATACTGTTTTAGCGGTACCCAGCATTGGGCATGTAAACAATCCTGATGATTACCTGGAGACAGACGCAAGAGAAGGAATATTGTCGTTTGTTATCCCATTCTCTACGATGGAATTGGTGCAGGCGTTGTATGGCTTTCGTAACATCCCAGCATATTTTAATTTCTATAGTTCAGGCACGAAGGTAAATTGTAGTTTTTCAGCACCAGTAACTATAAATAAGGTTACGATACTAAATGAAGCACCTATCCCGATTCCCTCTCATAGCCAATATCGTATTAACCCAGTAGATGGGGGCACTGATGTTTGGGATAGTGGGGCAAATAAGTGGCTCCGTGCGACCCTACAAAATGGGGTGCTGACATACTACGATGCGCCAGTACCTCCAACCCATAATTCCCAGTACCGGACGAATCCTGTTGACGGCGGCACGGATATATGGGATTATACGCTTGGTAAATGGATGAGAGAAGTAGTAATAAATGGAGTAACTAGCTTTTACGAGGCCCCATGAAATATTTAACATGTATATTAACACTTGTTGTTGGGGGTGCCTTAGCTGTTCCCCCAATACCTGATGGCGCACCCGTATCTGAAACCATAGTAATTCAGAATGGGGGAATAAAACCTGATAATGGAAAAGCAGCTATTGAAGGATTAGTGGACAGTAAGGTTGTTCCTGCCACTAATGCTGTAGTGGTTGCGGCCAAACAGTATACAGATTCACAGCTTACCGCTGCTACTAATGCTGTAGTGGGCGTGGCTAACCAATACACAGATGGGAAATTAGTAGAGGCCAAAGCATATACTGATACCGCTACTAATGCTGTTGGAATTGCTGCGAATAGTTATAGTGATGGGAAATTAGTAGAGGCAAAACAATACAGTGATGGAAAGCTGAATGAAGCAAAAAACTACACTGATACGGAAACGGGCAATGCTCTACTTGCTGCTAAAGGACATACTGACGCTGCTACAAATGCTATAAGTGGGACTATTTCTGCACATACTAGCAATACGCAGAATCCCCATGGTGTTACAGCGGCTCAGGTGGGGGCTATCACAACCGAGTCCGATCCCGTGGCACTCCCCCGGATCGCGGCGATCGAGGCGGTCACGAACACCTTTTTGAAGGTCGAGACTGATCCCGTGGCCATCCCCCTCATTAACGCCCACACAGGCCGCGCGGATAACCCACACGCGGTCACAGCGGCGCAGATAGGTGCCCTTACGGCAGAGTCCGATCCCGTGGCACTACCACGCGTAACCGCCGTGGAGGGGCGTACAAACACCTGGAACAGCGCCTACGCCCACAGCCAGACAGATCATGGAGTGTCGGAGTATTTAGGTTTCTGGGGAGGGGAGGGAGCATCAGCGGTCACTGGCGGCGCGGTCGGGAAAGGCGCGTATACGGACATTGGCGGCGCGGTGGGGCAATACGCGACCGCGGACACCGGCGGCGCGGTGGGGTTCAACGCCGAAACAACCGAAGGTTTCGCGGGCGGCAAGAACGCGACTGCGAA